CAGGCGCAAAACGTCCGGAACACAATCGTTTAACTCGACGGTGCGCTGATTTCACGTGAAACGGCTCGCGAATGCTCGCCTGACATAATCAGGCAATGGCTTGGGCACGAACCCACCGCGGACATCCAGCTCACGCATGATAAAATAGCGCTCCAGATCACCGGTGCAGACGCCCCAGCCCTCCAGGCGCCAGATTCGATCTGAAATCAGCCGGACCTTGATGCGAATATTGTGCACGGTCTGCTCGGCATCTTTCATCGCCTCGCCCTCATGAAGGCTTCACTGTAGACGAGCCAGCAGCTGCTGAGGAGGCGACAATTACCTGGGCGCCCGAGCCGCGGCCGAACCGGATGAATTCCCGAACGCGCTTTACCATCAGGCGCACCGCGCACGGCTTTGCCATCTACGATCTGGCGCTCGGCGAGTTCGTGAGTTGGCATAAGCACATGTTCAAAGCGGTTCGGGCGGTGCGCCAAATGCGCGAATGCCGGCGGCTTAGTCGCGCCGCGGCCGAGTCAACGGTAGTTAGCCACTGATGAGCATTCAATCTTTGAAAGCCAAGCATCGCGATGAACGCGGCGGCGGCACGGTGCTGACGCCACGGGATGTCGACACCACGAAGCGCAAGCGTCGGTTTCGTCCGGCTGGTGTCGATGACCTGCCGTGGAACAAGTTCAAGCAGCGGTCGCGCCGGGTTATCGCGTTTTGCGAGGCGTTGCGGGTGACGTCGGGTGTGGACGCCGGCAAGTCGTTCAAGTTGAGGGGTTGGCAGCGCGCGTTCATCGAGAACGTATACGCCGAGGGCAAGGGCAAGAACCGCCCGGTGCGGACGGCGGTTTTGTCGATGGCACGCAAAAACGGAAAGACTCAGCTCGCAGCGGCGCTGGCGCTGTGTCATCTGTGCGGCCCGGAGGCGGAGGAGCGCGGCGAGGTTTACTCGTGCGCCAACGACCGGTTTCAATCGGCGAAGATTTACAATGAGATGGTGGCGCTGGTCGACCAGCAGCCGTTGCTGTCCTATCGCCTGCATGCCAACCGGATTTCCAAGTCGATCGAGGATCTGGAGACCGACTCGATGTATGTGGCGCTGTCGCGTGACGCGCGCACTAAGATGGGGTTGTCGCCCACCTTCGTCGTCTACGACGAGCTCGGCCAGACCAGCGATCGTGCGCTGTACGATGCGATGGACAGCGCGATGGGAGCGCGGAAGAATCCGTTGATGCTGGTGATCTCGACGCAGGCGGCCGACGACATGGCACCGCTGTCGCACCTGATCGACTACGGCAAGCGGGTGAACACGGGTGATGTCGTCGACCCCGCGTTTCATTTGACGCTGCATTGTGCGCCCGAGGATGCCGACCCGTGGTCACCGGAGACATGGAAGCTCGCCAATCCCGCGCTGGGTGATTTTCGATCGCTGGAGGATGTCGCGCGGCTGGCGCAGCAGGCGCAGCGGATGCCGACGCGTGAGGCGGCGTTTCGCAATCTGATTCTCAATCAGCGCGTTGCAGCTGAGACGCGATTTATCGAGCCGACGGAATGGAAGTCGTGTTCGGAGCCCGCAGTGATACCCGATGGTGCGACGGTTTATGCCGGGCTCGATCTGAGTTCGGCGCGCGACATGTCGGCGCTGGTGCTGGTCTACAAGGACGTGCAGGAGCGCTTTCACGTTCAGCCTCATTTCTGGCTGCCGGGCGACGCCTATGCGCGGGCCCAGGAAGACCGGGTCCCGTATGAGGTATGGGAGCGCGATGGGCTGCTGACGGCATGCGGGACGACGATGGACCCCGCGTTGATAGCGGCGAAGATCGCCGAGCTGTGCGGCAAGTACAAGATCGAGGCGATCGCCTATGACCGCTGGCGCATCGAGGAGCTCAAACGCGGATTGGCTGCGATCAGCTGCAACGTGAACTGCGTACCGCATGGCCAGGGCTTCAAGGACATGTCGCCAGCCGTGGACATGGTCGAGCGCCTGGTTGCCGAGAAACGCATGTGCCACGGCGGCCATCCGGTGCTGACCTGGAACGCCTTCAACGCCGTGGTGACACGCGATCCCGCGGGCAATCGCAAACTCGACAAGGTCAAGTCGGTCGGCCGCATCGACGGCCTCGTGGCTTTGGCGATGGCGCTGTCTCAGATTCACACGGAAGCAGCGATGCCGTTCGACGCCTATGCGATGATTGGATGAGGGTCCCGATGAACATGCTGGCAAAGCGCCAAGCGGTGGACACGCCGTTGTTTTCGCGCGAGGGCCGCGGCGGCAATACCTTTGTCCGTTTCATCACCGCAAGCGCCGTGGCGTCGCTGACGCGGACGTCGTCGCCTTATGACGTTGCGGCGTCGTTGTGGCCGTCGGATCGCGACGTGATCGAATTGACGCGCGCGGCCACCGTGCCGGCGATGACGACCGTCGTCGGTTGGGCAGCCGAGCTGGTGCACAAGGTGGTGACCGACGCGCTCGAGGCGCTGGGCCCGGCGTCGGCGGCGGCGCAAATCATGCAGCGCGGCCTGGTGTTGAGCTTCGATGGCGCCGGTGTCATTTCGGCGCCGGGGTTCGTGGCCGGCGCCGGAAACGCCAGTTTCGTGGCCGAGGGCGCGCCGATCCCGGTGCACCAGCTGGTATCGACCGCGGCGCTGCTCAATCCGCACAAGCTGGCGTCGATCGCGGTGCTGACCAGAGAATTGATCGAATCGTCCAATGCGGAAGCGGCCGTCAGCGATGCGCTGATCAAATCGGCGGGCGCGGCGCTCGATGCGGTGTTCTTCGATGCCAATCCCGAGGATGCTGCCCGTCCAGCCGGGATGCGCAATGGCATAGCCGCCTTGCCGCCGTCGACGGCGACGGACCTCTGGCAGGCGGCGTTCAGCGACGTGGCGGCGCTGGTCAACGCGGTAGCGCCGGTGGCCGGCAACGGACCGTACGTCCTGATCGCTTCACCCGGGCGCATCGCCGCGATGCAGTACCGTTTCAATCTCTCCTCGGACGAATCTGAGATCCCGGCTTTTTATGCGTCCACTGCGATGGGAAACGATCTCGGCATGATCGCGCCTTCCGCACTGGTGGCGGCGCTCTCGCCTGTTCCGGGGGTGGAGACGGTGACGGCCGGAACGCTGGTGATGGATACCGCACCGGGCCCCGCAGGCACTGCCGGTCCGGAAAAGTCGATGTTTCAGACGGATTCCATGGCCATCAAGGTGCGCTGGCCGGTGGCCTGGGCGCTGCGCGACCCGCGCGGTTTTGCGTGGCTGACGCCGAGCTGGACCCCAGGAAGGTGAGCCTGTCCGGCTTTATCGCGGACGATCTAGAGCCCGTCGTCGGCACCGAGCCGACGGCGATCGGCTGGCGCGGCATTACCGCCGATGGCGAGATTCTCAACGTCACCTCGGCGACGGGAATTCCGGAATCGATCATGGTCTACGCGGCAGGCAGACCGGTCGGTCGCCGCATGGTCGGCGAGCAGATCATATCGATTGCCGAATATCTCGATGCCTTCAACGGCGCGGCGGCGCTGCATCGTGATTGCCGGGATCGTGAGGCGTTGGCGGCGATCGATCGCGCCATCGCCATCGTGCCGACGCTGCGGGCACGGTTCAACCGGGCGATGACCCTGTTGTCGCTCGGACGCTGGCTCGAGGGCTTCGAGGAATTCGAGCTGTGCGAGCGCGAGGCGCCGTTCCAACGGCCGCGAACCGCGGCGGCCTTGGCGGAGGGCTTACGGCCGTGGCGCGGCGAACCGCTGGATGGCAAGCGCCTCTTGGTGATCCACGATCATGGCTTCGGTGACGCCATCATGATGTTGCGGTTCATCGGCATCCTGCGGCGGCATGGCGCCGAAATCGGTTTCGCGGTGCCGCCGGAATTGAGATGGATTTGCGCGCGCTTCGGTGATGTCGTCGAGCGCGATTTACGGTGCGATTTTTTCGTGTCGTTTCTGCAGCTGATGCGATGGCTGACGGTCACGCCACGCAGCGTGCCGCCGGCGCCATATATCGACGTCGATGAACGATGGGCATCGTTCTGGCGCGACCGGCTGGGACCGCGCCGTGGGCGGCGCGTCGGTGTCGCCTGGTCGGTGAACAAGGACGATCCGGCGGACTTTCCACGGGCCGTGCCGTTGCGAACGCTCGTCGCGATGCGCCCGGGCGAGGAATTTCATTCGGTCCAGAAGCAGGGCGCGGCCGAGGCGGAGGCATGCGGCGTGCGCGTTCACGAGCTCGCCGACTTCGCCGCGACCGCCGGACTGATGGCGAATCTCGATGAAATCATCAGCGTCGATACCGCGGCAGTTCATCTCGCGGGCGCCATCGGTCATCCGAGGGTCACGCTGCTGTTGCCGCGATGGCACTCGTGGCGCTGGCGCGGAAATCCGTTTTATCCCGAGATCGACAGCGTCGTTCGCCTGACGCAGGCGTCGTCGATGTAGCAGAGGGTTCCGAAATGATCCCGAAACAGTTCGACGATTTGGGAATCGAGGACTGCATCGAGCCGGAAGACGGCGAAGATTACGACACCTATATCGAGCGGTGCACCGAGGACCTGATGGAGCAACACGACGACGCCAGCGAGGAGATGGCCGAGGACCTCTGCACCCGCCGCGCCGACGAGGAAGATTTGCCGGAAAAAAGCGCGGCTGCGGCGGCGAGAGCCAGGCCCGGCACCACGATTTATCGCACCCATTCGGAAGCCGTCGAAGGCACCCACTTCGTACTGTCGGATGCATCCATCGACCGCATGGGCGAGAGCATCAGTGCGAGCGGTTGGAAGCTCGACGACTTCAAGCGCAATCCGATCGCGCTGTTCAATCATCGGTCCGATTTTCCGGTCGGGCGCTGGCACGATCTCAAGGTCGAGGATGGCAAGCTCAAGGGGCGCCTGGAATTAGCGCCGGCCAGGACCTCGCCGCGGATCGACGAGATACGCAAGCTGGTCGATGCAGGCGTTCTGCGCGCGGTGTCCGTCGGGTTCAGGGCGATCGATAAAGAGCCTCTCGACGACAAGGCGGACAAGTACTCCGGTCCGTTTCGCTATCTAAAGCAGGAATTGATCGAGTGTTCGCTGGTATCGGTGCCCGCCAACCCGAATGCGCTGGCGGTCGCCAAGAATCTGAAGATTTCCTCTGAGACGATCGACGCTGTCTTCGCCGGGTCCGGCAAACGGGACAGAGCGGTGCGCATCAGAGCTCACGGCGGGTCCGCCAGAGTCGACGCTAAAGACAGGAGGGGCGCGATGTCGCTCGCTCAACGTATCACAGAAGTGCAGGCGCAGATGGTGGCCAAGCGCGATGCTCTGGCGGCCCACCTCGAGAGCATGGATGATTCGAACGTCACCGATGCCGATCTCGATGTCACGCAAAATCTGAACGGCGAGATTGCCCAGCTCGAAAAGCACCACAGCTCGCTCGTCGAATCGGAAAAGCATCTGGCAAATTCCGACACCGCCGGGACCAAGAAGCTGCCTGCGGTGTTCAACACGAATGGCGCCGGGCCCACGAAGGCCGAACGGCCGATGACGTCGACGATCGGCAAGAAGGACCTCGACCTGTTGGACCTGTTCGTGCGCGGCGGCACGCTGGCCTATGTGGCCAAGACCCGCGGTCAGGACCTGCACAAGACCAGGCTCGAGGTTTACGGCGATGATGAGCCGACCAAGTTCATCGCCGATCTGGTCAATCGTACCGCATCGGCGCCCGCCATGACGACGGTGACCGGATGGGCCGCGGAGTTGGTGCAGCAGGTGTGGGTGGCCATGATGCCCACCCTGATGCCCGACGCGGTGCTGACACGGCTCGCCGCCAGGGGCCTCGCGCTCTCGTTCGGGCGCGCCGGCAAGATCAACATCCCGACCCGCTCGCGTACGCCGTCGATTGCCGGCTCGTTCGTCGGCGAAGGTCAGGCGATCCCGGTCCGGCAGGGCGCCTTCACCTCGCAAGCGCTGACGCCGAAGAAGATGGCGGTCATCACCACATGGACCCGGGAAATGGACGAGCATTCCATTCCCGCGATCGAGGGCATCCTTCGCGAGGCGATCCAGGTCGACACCAGCGTCGCAGTCGACAGCGTCCTGATCGACGCCAACCCGGCGACGGTCATTCGGCCAGCGGGGCTGCTCAATGGCATAGCGGCGCTCACGGCTACGGCAGGCGGCGGGTTGGCGGCGCTGATCGGCGATTTGAAATTGTTGATCGGCACGCTCGCGGCCTCGACTTACGGCAACATCCGCGATCCGGTGTGGCTGATGAACCCCGGAAACGTCTTGAGTGCGAGCCTGGCGTCGGCGGCGAATACCGGCATCTTCCCGTTCCGGGACGAGGTCATAAACGGCACCCTCAACACCATTCCGATCATCGACTCGGCGACCATTCCGCTCAACACCGTGATCCTGGTGGACGCTGCGGACTTCGTCGTTGCCGATGGCGGCGCACCGAGGTTCGAGCTGAGCGACCAGGCGACTCTCCATATGGAAGACTCGGCACCGCTCGACCTGGTGTCTGGCGGATCGCCAGTCACGGTGGCATCGCCGCAGCGCTCGCTGTTCCAGACCGACAGCATCGCGCTACGGATGATCCTGCCGGTCAACTGGGTGCAACGCCGGGCGGGTACCGTCGTGTGGGTCCAGAACGTCACCTGGTGACGAGTGGTAACGAAGGGAGCCTTAATCATGACAGACAGTCCAGCCACCGAGCACGCCAAGAGACAGCTCGAGATCGACCGACAACGAACAGAGAAGTCCCGCGAAGAATTTGCCGCGCGAACCAAAGGCAAGCCGACACCGACGCAACACGAGAACGACATGGCCGTTCTCGGCGCGCCGGTGTTCGAAAAAGAAGACGACGGATCGGGGCCGGACCCGAACGCCAAGACGGCCGAGGCGGAAAGGCCGGGGACCTACCAGACCAGAACGGCGGCGCCGGCCCATCCGTCCCAGCACGGCCGGCATCCCAGCGCTAAGGACTAGGAATGACCGCGCGCGGCCTCGTGCTTCGTACGTTACAAACTGTGCTGCGCGCGGTCGAAGGCGCTCCTCGTCCGGGGCCGTATTTTCTGCCCGTCAGCGGCGGATGGCTTCCGGACGGTGCGCCCACCAATTGGTGGCAGACCGGGATGCTGCCGACCGGCGACTGGACACGTTCGGCAATGGTGGAGGCGTGCATCAGCGCCTATGCCCAGACGATCGCGATGTGCCCCGGTGATCACTGGCGAGCGAACGACAAGGGTGGCCGCAATCGCGTTACCAATTCGGCGTTGTCGCGCGTCCTGCGCCACCCGAACGCTTATCAGTCGATCAGCGACTTCATGCTCAATGCGGTGCGCAATCTCTATATGGACGGCAACGCCTATGCGCTCGCATTGCGTAATGCCCGGTTCGAGATCACCGAACTGCATTTGATGAATCCGTATATGAGTTTTCCGCGCGTCGCGGCCGAGGGCGAGATTTTCTATCACCTGGGCGGCAACGACGTGATCGGCCGCCAGATCGGCGAGCAGTTCATCGTTCCGGCCCGCGACGTGCTGCACGTCCGACTCCACTGCAGCAATCGACGCCCTTTTCCGCTGATCGGTCAGAGCCCGATCGAGGCGGCGATGGCCGACATCGGCATCAACGACGCCATTTCCCAGCAGCAGATGCAGTTCTACCGGAACCAGGCGCGGCCGTCGGCGGTGCTGATGACCGAACTGCCGCTGGACAAGGATCAGACCATGGCGCTGCGCGATCGATGGGATGATCAGTCCCGCGGCATCAATCAGGGCCTGACGCCGATTCTGACGCATGGATTGAAGGTCGAGCCGTGGGGCGTGCCCGGCAAGGACAGCGCGCTTGCCGATATGGCCAAGCTCTCGGCGGAGCATATCGCCCTGGTGTTTCGCGTGCCGCTGCAAATTCTCGGCATGGGTGGAACGTCGTTTCGATCGACCGAGGCGATGATGCAGTTCTGGGTGGCGACCGGGTTGGGCTTTGCGCTCAATCATATCGAGGAGGCGTTCGGGCTGGTGTTCGCGCTGGAGGGACAGCCCGACGAATACGTCGAGTTTTCGACCGATGCGCTGATGCGCTCGGCGATGAAGGATCGGATCGAGGCGCTCGCCCGCGGGGTGCAAGGCGGCATCTACAGCCCGAACGAGGCGCGCAACAAGGAGGGGCTCGACGACGTGAAGGCCGGCGACGAGCCCCGCGTTCAGCAGCAGGTCGTCCCCCTCTCGGCCGCCGAGCAGATCGCCAAGCCGGCGGCGCCGGGCGGCACCGGACCGCATCCGCCGCCCGCACCGGCACCGGAGGCACCAGCCGCGGCGCCGGCACCCGCAAAGGATACGAACGATGTCGTCAAACGGGAGCTCGCAAAAGCCAACGCCGCTCGAGTCCGGGCCGAGCGACGTTACCATTGATGTCTGGCACGACATCATCGGCGAAATGTTCGCGTCGGAAAAATACAATCTCATCCGTGAACGTGAGTTAGTTACAGCCCAGTTCGAGTCGGTTACAGCCCAGTCCGGGCGAGCTCTCGCCGAAGTTCGCACCCAGATCGTCGAGATGCGGGTGGCCAGCGAGGCCGCTTTGGATCGCGCGCTCAAAGAATTTGCGACAGCGGTTGCGGAACGGCTCGCTGTTGTCCGCGACGGGGCGGTGGGCCCAGCAGGTGAACCCGGCGCAAAGGGTGAGCCTGGTGAACGTGGTCCTCAGGGTGAGCCTGGTCCGGCGGGGGAACGTGGCGAGCGCGGGGAAACGGGTGCCGCGGGCGAGCCGGGGCCGGTGGGAGAGCGCGGACAGCCCGGCGATGACGGCCTCGTTGGCGAGCGCGGCGAGCGCGGCGACGTCGGCCCCGCCGGCGAGCTGGGACTGCCGGGCAAGGATGGCCTGCCCGGCGTGCCCGGCGCGCCTGGCGAGCGCGGCGAGCGCGGCGATCCGGGTGACAAGGGCGAGCGCGGTGAGATCGGTCCACCCGGCAAACTGCCGATCGCGCGGGCCTGGAAAGCGGACGAGATTGCGTACCTCGGCGACGTCGTCGTCCATGCTGGCGCGACATGGCAGGCGGTGCGGGATACCGGCCGGGCGCCGGGTACCCGCGACTGGATCATGCTGGCGGCGGCCGGCCAGGACGGGCGATCGATGACGGCGTGCGGCACCTATAAGGCCGACGCGACTTATGCGCAGCACGACGTGGTGACGCGCGACTCCTCCTCCTTCGTCGCCCTGCGCGACGCTCCCGGGCAATGTCCGGGGGATGACTGGCAGATGCTTGCGTGCGGCGGCAAGCGCGGCGTGGCCGGGCCGCCAGGCGAACGGGGCGAGCGTGGTGGGCGCGGTGAAGACGGCGCCAGGATCGCATCCTGGAAGCTCGATCGCCGCCGTTTCACGGCGACCCCGGTGATGGCCGACGGCACCCACGGTCCCGAGCTCGAGCTTCACGATTTCTTCGCGGAATTTCAGACCGAGACGCGCTGATGGCCGACCGCACGATCAAGGTTGTGACTCCGGCGACCAGTTTCGACCTGCTGACGCTGGACGAGGCCAAGCTGTTGCTGGGCATCGATCCGACCGACACCTCGAGCGACGTTCAGCTGGCGCTGATGATTTCGATCTATTCGCAGACCATCGCCGAATATTGTCACCGCGTGTTCGCACGCGAGACGGTGGTCGAGACTTGGCGCGAAGAATTCAACGGACGTCTGTTTCTGTCGCATTGGCCAGTGAAGGAGCCGGACATCTCGGCGGTCGCGGCGGGGCCGGACGGTATGCCGCTCGACGCAAGCCAGTACGAGATCGAAGAGGCCTCCGGCAAACTGTCGTTCATCGTCAACCCCGGCGGCTCCGCTTCCGGACCATGGATATGGCCGACGGCCGTAACTTATACCGGCGGGTTCGATTTGCCGGACGAGGCGCCGTTGCCGCTGAAACAAGCGACAGCATTGCTGATCATGGAAGCCCGGATACGACTGCGCCAGAGTCAGACGGCCGGCATAAGGTCCATAGCGCACAAGGAGAGCCGCATAATGTTCTTCGATCCTAATGCGCTTCTGGAAAAAATGATGAGCGCCCATCAGACCGGGCTCAACCCAGCGGTCGATTCATTGCTCGCACGCTATATCAGGATCGAAGTATGAGCCTCGACATATCGGTCGATACTGCGGCGTTATCGAAGCGCATGGCGGAGATGCTCGGCAAGATCGATCATTTCAAACGGGTCGACCTCGGTACCGGATTGTCCGACTTCCAGACCCAAGACATGCATCGCAATCGGCCGTTCACCATGCGCTCGCGCGCCCGCGGCGTGGCCGTGACCAAGGTGAGACCGCATTCGCTCTACGAGATGGAGCATTCGGCAATGGCCACCAAACGAATTCAGCGCTACCTGCGTTCGACGTCGAAGCGACGACGCAAGAAGGCGCCGCGGTTCTCCGCGCACACATCGACGCGGCCGATCCTGCGTCCTCAACTGTTGTCGGTGCTTCAAGAGCGAATGACCGCACTCCTCGCCGAGAAAATCACGTGGTGACGAAATATGGCGGTCGACTTCTCATCCTTGCTCTATCTGCAGTGTCAAGATCAGTTCGCGCGCGACGTCACGTTTATGCCGATCGTCTCGGCGCCGTCCGCAGGTGCTTTCGCGGCGCGCGGCATCTTTTCAACGCGCCCGATCGAAATCCAAACCGACGTGGGGATGGCCATCATTCCCGACCATGAGACCATCCTCGACATTCGCGACAATGAGTTTTTCGATGTCGGAGCGGCAATTCCTCAACAGGGCGACTTGGTCGAGATTCCGCAGGAAGGCAGCATCCCGGCCGAAGGCGTCTGGGAGGTCGTCGATATCGCCCACAACGGCGGCGGCGAGACGACGCTGACGATCAGAAAATTCATGGCGGCGGCGCCATGAGCGGAGCGACGCCCCGCGACTTTCCGTGGACCGGTACCGGCGGGCTCAGCGACGTTCAAAGTTATTCGTGGATCGTGCTCAATGCGGTCTACGACCGGTTGTCGGCATCGTCCTTCTTCAACGGCTTTGTTTGCAAGCGCATCAGCAGCGCACTGCCGATCGAGCCCGATGTTCAGGTGCCGTTCCTGGGAGTGTTCCTGGGCGAGGAAATGATGTCGCCGGACGGCGATATCAACGCCGGGGATGTGCGCTTCATCCACAACTTCATCGTCGGGATTCAGATCGTCGTCCGCAATAATGATCCGACCGCCATGCTGGCCAAGCTCGATCAGGCTTCATGGTTCGTGCTCAATCAGGTGTTGCGCGACAACACGTTGATGAACCGGTTGAAAACCACCCTGCCCGACAATGTCACCATCGAAGGCATGCCGCGCATTCGCTTCCGCCCCGACATCTGGGGCCTGTCCGGTTCGAGGAACGACATTCCACTCGGCGAGCGAATTTTCTGGATGACCTATCAGTTGCGGACCTGGTGGGCGCCGACCGACTTCGACGACTTGAAGATGATCGTAGAGACGACGGCGTTCCCGCCCGGCGGAGACACCGGCAGCGTCGAGCAGGTCACGATCGTCTATGAATTCACGCCCGATCCGGTACCGACCCCGCTGCCGCCAACCCCGGCACCATGAGGAGAATGACAGATGGCCTATAATCGACAAAAGGTGGACCAGCAGGTCAACCGGCCCGCGGGCAAGAAAGTCAGCGCCCAGCGATTGCAGGCGGTCGCGGCGGCAAAGAAGATTCCGCGGGTGCGTGTCGAGCCGACCAGCGACGCATATCGTCAGGCGATCAGGCATCCGAACAGCGGGGGCTTTCGTCCGACAGGATCGGTCGAATGGCCGAACGATCGTTTTACTCAGCGCCGCGTCGCCGAGGGGGCCGTGAAGATCGTCGAGTCGGCGGAAGGCCGACAAGAGCGGCATCAAGAGGCTCACCAACAGAAAGAGCATCGCGCGCGGCAGTCGCGCAAACCGGCTCACGAGCAAGGGCATTCGTCTCACGAGCCCGAGGCCGAGGCCAAGTAAGCAAACACGCTCGGTCGCTCCACCTCAACTGATACAAGGAGGCAACGATGCCTATTAGTTTCAGCCAAATCCCTGCGGACTTAAAAATTCCTTTGTACTGGGTGGAGGTCGATCCCAGCCAGGCCGGCCTTCCGATGATCCATCAGCCCAGTTTGCTGGTGGGAACGATGATCGCGGCGACCAAGAACGTTTCGACGGCGACGGTCGTCGATGGGGGCAACGGCTATGCAGTCGACGATATCATCTCGTTGACTCACGGCGTGCACCTGACCGTGGCGACGGTCACTGCCGGCGCCGTTGCTACGGTGACGGTGACCAGTCCCGGCGCGATCGGCGCGACGGAAACGCCGCCGGCTAATCCTGTGGCGCAGATATCGTCGAGCGGCGCAGGGGCTGGGGCAACGTTCGATCTGATCTGGGTCGCCGCCGCCGTCGGCGCCAATCCAGGAGCGGCATTGCCGTCGGTACCGCTGGCGATCGGGACTCAGGCACAGGCCGATCACGCCTTCGGCCCGGGCAGTGAACTCTCGCGTATGTTCAAGTCTTTCTTCGCCAATAACTTCGCCAACGAGGTTTGGGGAATGGGTATTCCGGAACCCCCAGCCGCGGTTGCCGCAACGGGAACCATCGTCGTCACCACGCCGCCGACCGAGGCTGGCACGATCGATCTCTACCTCGCCGGCCAGCACGTCCCCATCAACATTTCGCCGTCCGATCTGGTATCGGAGATCGCAGCGGCGATCGTCGACGAGATCAACCTCACCGAGGGATTGCCAGTCAGCGCCACCGCGGCGGGCGGCACGGTGACGCTGGCGTGCATTTGGAAGGGCGTCAACGGCAACGACATCAGGGTGGACCTGAATTATTACGGCACGATCGGCGGCGAGCGCACTCCGATCGGCCTGGTGATGTCGCTACCGCCAACCGGTTTTCTCACCGGCGGCGTGGGCGTGCCCGACTTCACCGCCGGCATCTCCGCGCTCGGCGAGAAGAATTTCGAATATGTGGCGATGCCCTACACCGACTCGACGAGCCTCAATGCCTGGGAGCTGGAATATGGCTTCGAGGACGTCGGGCGGTGGGGCT